ATTGTAGAGGGAAGTGCTGCTGCTGCTGATGTAGCAGGTTCTTCTCAAATCTGGACTAAGTCAGAAACACCAAGTGCCTTATACCATACAGATGATGCAGGTAATGACCATAGACTAGGTATTACTCAAACTTCGGCTACAGCAGTTTCTAGTGGTACTACAGTTGAATTTACTGGTATTCCATCTGGTGTCAAACAAGTTACTATGAATATGGCGACTATTTCAACAACAGGCACAGCCAATATCCAAGTTCAACTAGGGCATGGCTCGACTACATTTGTAACAACAGGGTATGTATCATCTGGTAATGATTATGCTGGCTCAGTCGCATCAACGACTGGGTTCATAATATATGGTGCTTCAGCGTCACAGTCTCGGAGTGGCCCGATGAATTTTTACTTAATGGATTCCGCTACAAATACTTGGACTTTAAATGGTTCTATTGAATATCCCGGCCTTACAATTTACTGTAGTGGCATTGTATCGTTAGCTGCACCACTTTCAGCAGCCCGTTTGATAACTACCGATGCGTTTGATAGTTCTCCCGCTGCTGGCAAAGTCTCAGTTCAATATCAATAGGAAAATAATATGACATATGATGTAATTAGCGTTAATGCACAGACAGGCGAAAGAACTGAAAGAAATCATACTCAAGCAGAGAAAGATGAACTTACCGCGATGCAACCCACGACTGATGAAAAGTGGGTGACTATAAGAAGTCAACGTGATGCGTTGCTACATGAGACAGATTGGGCATCACTTGCTGATTCACCCGCAATAAGCGATGCGATGAAAACTTATCGCCAAAATTTAAGAGACATACCTTCTCAGAGTGATGTAGACAATATAACGTGGCCTGATAAACCATAATGCTACAAGCTCTTATAGGACCAATAGCCTCACTATTGGATAAGTTCATACCAGACGCTGACACTAAAAATAAGTTAGCCCATGAAATTTCTGTGATGGCTGATAAACACGCACAGGAGCTGGCTCTCGCCCAAATATCTGTAAATAAAGAAGAAGCCAAGGGAAATTGGTTCCAAAGTTCTTGGCGTCCCGCTTGCGCGTGGGTTTGTGTTTGTGGGTTTACAGTAAATTTTCTAATTTCGCCATTGGCAGCGCCATTTGGTGTTGTTGTGCCTCAAGCTGACACAGGAACAATGCTTCCGGTTTTAATGGGAATGCTGGGCTTGGTTGGCGCTAGATCGTACGACAAAGTTAAAAAAACAGCAAAATGAAAGAGCTAGCTGAATTAACAAGTAGAGGAGTAAGTAAAATGTTAGATAAAATACGAGATTTTTGGGACGCTATACCTCCATGTTTTAAGTATGGTCTAGTATTTGTAGCGGGCTTTTTAGCTGCTTCAGTATTATAAAAATAAGTTACTAATAATAACTAGGAGGCAATTAAATGGCCTCGACTCCAGATTATGGTTCGTTAATACCATTTTGTATTACAGAAAAAGAAACCGCCTATATTAAATCCCTTTCTGGCGGAAAGTCTCAAGGACAAGCAGCAATAGAGCATAGCGTTGCCAGAGCAACAATAGCCGACACAATCTATAGAGTTCGTTTAAGAAGACAAAAACAGCAATCAGGACAGTCTACACTCTACAATGAAGCAGGGAGTCCTTCAGCAACTTGGGTAAAAGGTCAATCACAGAAAGGCCAGCGAAGTACTCAAGACATTATTGATGACACAGTTGAGGCTTTTAACCAAAAGGTAAAGTTCAAATCCGTTTCTACTACAGCGCCTAAAACTAAAAGTAAAGACCTTCTTTCATGTATATGTATTGGCGATGCCCATTTGGGTATGTTGTCCTGGGAGGAGAAAGCTAAGGAGGACTTCGATTTAAAGACGGGTATTAAAGATCTAACCTTAGCGGCGGATAGGATAATTAACGCTATACCAGCTAGTGAAGAAGTATTTATAGTTCAGCTAGGGGATTTCTATCATATTGATGACTCACTCAATCAAACTCCAGCCAGTAAAAACCCATTAGACGCAGATACTAGATACGCCAAGATTATTAAATCTGGTATATATGTACTACGATATTTTATCGAGAAATCTTTGGCTAAGCACAAAAGGGTAACAGTTAGAAATGTTGCAGGTAACCACGACCCTCATAGTCACGTTGCTCTTTCCTGTGCGCTATCTACTTTTTACGATACTAATAAGAGAGTTATCATTGAAGATTCTACTAAAGCAATGTATTACTATCGTTTTGGTCAAAATCTTATAGGCGTTACACATGGACACCAGCCTAAACCAGATAAATTAGCTGGTGTTATGGCTGTCGATTGTCCAGAATGGTCTGAGTGTGAATTTAAGTATTGTTGGCATGGGCATATACACACTAAGAGGTCATTTGAAGACATGAAAGTTATTGTAGAGTCCTTTAGAACCCTTGCTCCAGCCGATGCGTGGACTTATGACTCTGGGTATAGATCAGGGAGAGAGATTCAAGCTATTGTTTTAGACAGAGAATATGGAGAAGTAGAGCGTCATACAGCTGGTATAAGGAGAGTTAGGCATGAAAAAGGGGTTTAAAAAATTCAGGCTCATAAGTGTAGAATATTACGACCATTCAGGAGATGCGGGGTGGATTGAATTAGACACGCTTGAGAAACCTATTACTTGCAAGACAGTAGGTTTTTTGGTAAAAGAGACTGATACGTCATTACATATCATGTCAACTCTTACTGACGATGGCGGTCAAGGTGGAAATAATGAAGTGCTGAAAAGTTGCATTATATCTCAAAAAACTTTGAGGAAATGGTTTTAGGCAAGATAGATTATGAATGAGCCGATTGTTGAAACACCAATTAACGCTCACTACAAAGAATTTGTGAGCCATGAGGCAGAAGAACTAACAGAAAGGTTAGGGGTAAACTCTCCTGTTGGATTTACATATTTATCTTTTGAAGAACTAATAGAAGAATGGAACACGATGGGGATAAGTATAACATTTGATGTAGATACCCCAGAGGTATGACTCACTGGATAATCGTTTTAATGGTCTACTATTCAGGTAGTGGACGAATAGATATTGTACCTCTTGAAAATGTTATTTTTGACGACCCTATAACATGCCATGAAGCACGTCTTTCTGATGAATTTCAAAATCATTTGAGGGAAGAATATAAAGATATTGGGGTAGCGTACGTGCGCCCTTTTTGTAAATTAATACATAAGCATGGAACACTTGCGTATAATAATTTAAGTTTGGAGATGAAAGTTAATAATGGCGCTAAAAACATTACAATTTCAACCGGGTATTAATAGGGATAAAACTAACTACGCGGATCAAGGTGGTTGGTTCGACGGGGATATGATTAGGTTTAGGCAGGGATACCCTGAAAAAATAGGCGGTTGGCAGGTTGAAAACTTTGCTGCTTATGAAGGAGCCGCCCGTAGTTTATTTTCATATGTTACTACTGACGGGGCAGTGAATGTTGGCATCGGCACTAATAGTAAAATGTATGTTGCTGCTGGTACATACATACATGATATAACTCCTATTAGAGCTACCTTTGTCTCTAGTGCTACAGATAATTGTTTTACTACCACTACATCTGCTGCTACCACTGTAACGGTTAATATTGATGATCATCTCGCTCTAGCAGGGGATTTTGTTACTTTTAGTGGCTCTGCTGCTGTAGGTGGTATATTAGCTGCTAATCTTAATTTAGAGTTTGAAATACAAACCATTGTAGACGCAGATAATTTTACAATAACCACAGCTACTTCAGCTACTTCAGGAGCTACAGGAGGAGGCACCGGTATTACCGCTGTTTTTCAACTTAATATTGGTTCAGCTACAACTTCGGGGGGCTTAGGTTTTGGTACGGGAACTTTTGGTAGAGGTACTTTTGGTTCTAGTATTGCGGCTCCTGTTCTTGTATTTTCTCAATTATCATTTCAAGATAACTTTAATAATGATTTATTATTTAATATATCTGGAGGGGACATATATCATTGGACATACAACACAGCTTATAGTAACAGGGCTGTAGAGCTCAATACTATTACTGGATCTAAAGCTGTTCCTGAGCAGGTAACGAAAATATTTTTTGCTCCTAGTGGGCATTTATTAGCATTAGGATGTACATCTTTTAACCCCGCTACCAGTGCAGCGGGAGTTAGTATTAGTAGTATTACTCGTTCAACCACCACTGCTACTTTAACCGCAAGTGGGCCACATGGTTTAAGTACACTTGATTATGTGACTTTGAGTGGTCAAATACCCAACACATATTCTGGCAATTTCCAAGTAACAGTTACTGGTGCTACGACATTTACTTACGTAATGACATCAGACCCTGGCGGTAGCGCGACTACAGTAGGTTCTTATGTTAAAGCCACCTATTTAGGGACTCTTGATCCTCTTTTAATAAGATGGGCAAATGTAGACGCTACTATTGGGCCTCAACCAGAAGTTTGGTCGCCCACTCCTACTAATACATCTGGGTTTTTATCCATAAAGTCAGGTTCTGAAATTGTAACTGGTATTAATACAAGACAAGAAACATTAATTTGGACCGATGAATCATTGACTTCAATGCAATTTTTGGGGAATGTGGAAGTTTTTGGTATTCAAGAATTATCAAACCAAGTGAATATTATGGGTCCTAATGTTGTAACCCACTCTAACAATAATGTGTTTTGGATGGGGAATGATAAGTTTTATGTGTATTCAGGTCGTATAGACACTCTTCCTTGTACACTAAAGCAATATGTTTTTGAAGATATTAATAGGGATAAGGGTGATACATTTTTTGCTGGGACTAATTCACAATTTAACGAGATAATTTGGTTCTATGTTTCAGGTTCTTCTAACAGTGTAGACCGCTATGTTATTTATAACCAACAAGAAAAGATATGGTATTACGGGCAATTAAGCCGTACGGCTTGGATAGATACAGGCGCTAACAAATTTCCTTTGGCTACAGATAATGGTAATTTATACAGCCATGAAAATGGTAATGATGATGGGCAAAGGGCTCCAACAGTGCCAACAGCAATTACTTCTTTTATTCAATCTGCAGATATGGCTGTAGGGGATGGAGAAGAATTTGTATTGACTAAGCGTGTAATCCCTGATGTTAATTTTATTAATTCCGATACATCTAGTTCTACCGGTGCTACATTAACACCAGAAGTACAACTTACTGTAGGGGTTAGAAATTTCCCAGGCGCAGCTAGTTCTACTACAGATGCGGCTAGTGCTACACTACTAAGAGATGTTACTACTTCAACTGCTACTGTTGATCAATATACAGACCAAGTATTTGTAAGAGCCAGAGGACGCCAAATGAATTTTAAAATAGCTTCAACAGGAGTAGGAGTTCAATGGCAATTAGGCGCTCCACGAATTGATTTTAAAACTGACGGCAGGAGAGGATAGTGCCTCATTTAAATACAACAAAAGCTTCTAATCTGGTTATCCCTACCACTGATTACTCTCAATCAAACCAGGATCAATTTACTAATCAATTAAGACTCTATTTTAATACTTTAGATGAGTCTACCTTAAGACAAAATACAGCTATTATGAGTGGTAATGTTTTGTATTGGATAGGTAATTAGGATGGCTTTTCAAGATATTACAGGTATTAAAATGGCCCAAGAAGCTTTAACTACCGCGTACTCTATTTTATATACTACGCCCACCTCAACGCGTACATATGTGAAAGATATAACTGTGGCTAATACTACCTCCGGTTCGTTAAATGTTTTTGTTCATATAGTGCCTGATGGTAGTTCAGCTGGAACAGCAAATGCTTTACTATATACTAAAGCAATAGCTGCTGATGATATTTACCAATGGAGTGGGTTACAAATTATGAACGCAAGTGAGACTTTACGAGCAAAGGCAAGTGGAACTGGTTTGACCATTAATGTTTCAGGAGCTAACGCAGTAGAATAATATGTTGTGGATAATATTGATTTTGAATTTATAAAACAGAATGAAGGTTTTGAGCTACAAGGTTATGTTCCGGTAGACAAAAATGATAAACCTTTAGGACATTCAGGAGTAACCATTGCTTCTGGGTTTGATTTGGGGCAGAGATGCCCTAAAGATATAAGCGGATTTTATAAAGAGTTGAAAAATAAGTTAATTCCCTATTTAGGTTTACAGGGAGAAGAAGCTTTAGAAGTAGCTAATAATCTATGTATTACTGAAGAAGAAGGTAATTGGATTAATAATTTTGCTAAAAGACAAGAAATTGGTAGGCTGCGAGAAAAATGGTATGATGCAACAGGCTTTAAGTTTGAGTTAGTACCGCAGAATAAAGCTACGGTAATTGCTTCTGTGGCGTTTCAATATGGCGACTTAAAGACAAAAACACCCAAGTTCTGGGCGCAAATCACTTCCTATGATTGGGAAGCTGCATATAGTAATCTTTTAAATTTTGGGGATCGTTATCCAACCAGAAGAAAAAGAGAAGCTGAATACTTAAAAACACATATAATGGCAACCCGTTTTAGTAAAATAATTAAAGTGGTATAGAGGAAACAAAATATGAACGACCCACGCTCACAAGCACAGGGATTAGCGCAATATGGTAGACACGGAGATTCCATGCTCATGCATGTCAATCCAAATGAGCTTCAAGGGCTTCAGTCATTAGCTCAAGCTAACGGCACATCACTTACTACTAATCCATACACGGGTCAACCTGAAGGCTTTAATATTGGGCAGCTGCTAAAAACTGCAGCACCTATAGCTGCGGGATTTGCATTTGGGCCTGGCGCTGGATTGGCTATGGGAACAACCGCTACTATGGGGGGTCTAGCCGCAGGGGCGCTAACAGGAGCTGGTATAGCTGCGTTTAGTGATGAAAATATATTAATGGGCGGTCTTATGGGCGGCCTAGGTGGTATGGGGGGTGCTGGCTTCCGTGGTGCTGCGGGTGCTGTTAACGCTGCAGGACAGACTACAACTGCCGCAAGTGAATCTATGGCTGCTAACGCAGCAAGAAATGCTGCTGCTATTCGACAAACAACAGCTGGCGGCATTGGGGCACAAACCAGTATTCCAGCAGGACAAGCTGTTAATGCGTTAAACGCGCCAATACAAGCG